TGAAGGTCAAGCTGAGATACAAGAGATATATAAAGATGTTATGAAACATAATCAAAACAATCCTAATCAAATGTTTATACCAGACTTGAATAGAAAGTTTGATGATGCATTAAGAGCAGCTGATCCTAACTATGCCATCATGAAAGGCAAGCAAGAAACAGTTGCTCAAAAATTAAGATTAAGAGAAGCTTTAGGACTTAATTAGCCAAAGGGTTATTAGCCCTTGTCTTCATCTCTTCTATAAGTATATCTTGTAATTCGTTTTCTTTTGCTACTACAGCAAGCTTTCTTTCCATTTCAGATAACGCCGCTTTGATTTCCTTAATATCTTTTTTAAGTCCATCAATGTTAGGTATATCAATCATGGCCATTTGTTCTCTTACTTTAGCTATGTCTTTAAATACTGTTGTTAGATCTACAGGTACAATCTTGTCATCTACCTTTTTAATTCTATCTATAAGATCTACTTTATATTCATTAGCATATAATAATGCTTCGTCTATTTTACTATTTAATTCTTTATCTTTACTTTCTAATGGAGATAAATCTACAGCTGGTGCAGATTCAATGGCATCTAGTCTAGTATTAAACTGACCCCAAGTATAGAATCCTCCGCCGATCGCTCCAATCACACCAACAAGTGCGGCATATGTACTAAGTTTCTCTATAATTTTCATTAGTTCCCCCTAAGTTTTTTTAATTCTAGCATAATCGATAGCTTTTGTCTAGCTAAAAAATCCATTCTTTCTTCGAATATCTGCATAGGATCATTCACGGAATAGGCAGATAAGGTAACGCCAGCATATATTTGTACGCTGTAGCTACCTAAATCTACCTGATTCTCAAATAATTCTAGGTTAGCATCTTGATAGATATCTTTAGACTCGTAAAACTCGACCTCCTCGTAGGAATCTAACTCTGGTTGAATTAACATCCTATCAATTTTGCTTAGTTGTTTCTCAACTTTCTTCAGTTCTACTGTAGTTCCTCCAACATCTGCAGATATTTCAATTTGTTTCTCGGACTCCGTTGATACCTTTTCTTCATCTCCTGCCTCTGCTGTTTGTATCTCGGTGTCCTCAGATTCTTCGCTATCGGGTTCTGCTTCTTCAGTTGTTTCATTTTCATCCTCATTAGCCTCCGATACGCTCTCTTTGTTTTCTGGCTCTTCTTCCATTGATTCACCAGCATCTTCCATAGTCTCTTCATTCTGAACCTCCTTTGTTGGTTCTTCCGTTTCTTCTATGTCAGTTTCAGCTTCCATTTCTGCTACCTCTATTTCTTCTTCCTCAATAGCTTCCATGTCAGCCTCTTCTATTACCTCAATCTCTTCCTCAACAATAAACATCTCTTCAAACTCTTCAAAGGATTCTATATCTTCAAAGGTTATTTCTTCTGGTACTGCTTCTGGAAGTAGATCGATGATAATAATCTCGTCATCAAAAATAAATTCTTCTTCAAAGAACTCTTCTGGAATATCATCTATCACATCAACTATATCATCTATAGCTTCTTGGGCATCTTCACTAATGGGGGGCAGATCTGTATATGTTAAAGTCAATGTAACGTTATCTACATCTGGACCGCGATGATAATCATCGTACGCTGTGCCTGCAGTTTCATTAAATAACTCTGCCCTAATTGTAATATCTGTTTGTGTATTTGAACTTTGAATGTACTCATTTGTATAGTTTATAAACTTGTTACCAGTTGAACCGCTAGTGCCAGTTATCTCTCTGACTTGTGTGGAAACTGAGCCATCAGCTCCTGTAATAGTTTGTTTAAGAGTGAGTGTGTTTTCTATGTTATTCCAAAACCATACGTCTGCCCCCATAGTAGAGGTAAACCCTTGGTTCATTTGGAATTGTGTTAAGTGCCCATCATCTACTACATCTACATCTTGATATACATTATCTTCTTCATGTCCTTCAAATGCTAATACACCTCCGCTACTATCCATGTCTGTTTCATATGGAAATCCATTCCAAGCACCGTGAGTGTGGATACCGTGGTCTCCATCTGTTGACCAACCAGTTGTAGTCGTAGTATTGCCAGTTCCAAAAGTGGAATTGTTAAGAAGGTTTCCTGTAGTTACAGTCTGCGCGTTTGCAACGCTGTAAACACATAAAAAAGATATGGCTATTGAAAGCCATATGCTATAATATAACCACCTCATTGATGAACATTAATAGTAGGTACGTATATTACTGGCGCTTTTGTTTCTGTTATTTGATTTTCTAATTGTTTGTCTAGTTCTTCTTGTGCTTTTCTAGCCGCTTCTTCATCTCTAGCTATTTGATCTGCTAACTCTGCCGCTATGACTGCATCTACTTCTGCTCTAATTTCCATACGTTCCTTATACAGTTTGTAATCTGGTCTTAACTCTTCGTACGTATCCCATAATGCAGCAGCTTCAGCGCCTATCTTACCATCGAATGGGCACGGGGTGCCTGCAGCTTCCATCGCCATAAAGACACGAGGATCTTGACACAATACTGCGACACTTGCTACCTTCATACCAAAGTCTTGTAATACTTTAGCAAGTTTAATACGCTCACAGTTGAGATCAACTACATGTTTACCGCCAGAAAGCCCAAATACACCAGTGCTAACAGAACCGCTAACCCCCATCGAGCACACGTCTTGAGACATGCTTGAATAGGATGGACTGTTTGCTGAAGGCGGTGGTATTTCTGACCCGTTCGTGTTTGATGTAGTGGTACTCGTCGTGGTATTGGTCTGCCCTCCAGCGTAGGTGTTAGTCGTTGTCGAGGTGTAACCTCCCGTGATTTGGGTGTTACTGCCGCTTTGATTTGTTTGAGAATTTGTATCATAGTTTGAGTCCCCCCATGCTGGCACACTTATACAAAGTATAAACGTTAATATAAAAGCTAGTATTAAATTATCTTTTAACAAGGCTACCTCCGAAATACAAACCAATGATTGCTGACATGAGATGTGTATCCAGAGGAGTTATAACCACTCCAAAAAATTCTTTATCTAGTACCACCTCTTTTTGTTCTATCAAGAATAAAAATCCTCTTGATAACTCAGTCCATGTGATCCAAACACTTGTATCAAAAAATACAGGCACCATTTTGGGCCACACAATTATAGCAAACACTGCTGATAAAGCTATAATCCTACGGGTAAACTGAAACCCTTTGTTCTCATATGTTCTTGCTTTCTCTACGAAAGACATTTGTGTTTCAGCTCTCGCTAATAACATCTTTTGTTCATCTTGTTTTGCTTTGATACTCTGCGACCAGATAGACATAACTCCACCAAGTACGCTTGAGCCAAGCATTGTAATCATTTCTACAGGCAATCCTCCTAACATTCTAGTTCCTCCATTCGTTACTTGGGTTACTTCTTTTATGCCCTCTTGGACAATCGCTCCTGTAATAATTGCTATTAACCATTCCATTCATTAGAAATACAAACTATAATTTTTTTCAGCAAGTTCATCTCTCTTGCCATAGTCAGTCTCCATCTTTCCTTTTTCAAAAATGGTATTAAAATCTTTGGCTATTTCTCCTACGTTATCTTTCTTAAATGACTCTTGTAATTTATCAACATTGCCACCACCTAATATTGGCGCCTGTCTTTCACCATCAAAATAAGTTATCTCACCCTTTGCTACTTTATCCATAAAATCTATTTGTGCTACTGCTGAATCAGACATGCCAGATTCTTCTAAGTATCTGTTATAGTAAGGCAACATGCCGCCTGGATCAAACTGAAACAAACCGTAGCCTTCACCTTTACCTTTTTCTTTTTGTTGATAATCAAATGTTCCACCAGTCTCTAGCTCTATATTACCTAAAATACCAGCTATAGCTTTGTCGCTATATCCTTTGTCTTTTAACAGATCTATTATTTCTTGTTGTGGACTATCAGTACCTGCACCAACAGCTTCTTTGACTGCTTGCACAAGATTCATCAATGCATCAATACCCGCCATCCCAAATTCTTTCTGTCTCTGTATCGTCGTGCTCACAGTTAGAGCATTCACATTGACCGCCCATACAAGAACCGCCGTTGCTACAATGACACGCATGACCACAATGGATACACTCAGGCATTAAAACCTATTCCTCTTTTCATATCATGAAACATTTCTATTGGATATGATTCTGTTTCAAAACACATTGAATCAAAGTGTGCGTCGTAGTCTCCTTGACTATCTGCGTACGCTCTGAATTGTTCTACATACATCTCAGTAGATACTAAACATGTTTCCATATCTGGGTATAAATATCCTTGATACTTTACCGACGGCCAGTTGGGCATTGATGTAATTATAATTGCAAATGCTACTTTTATCATACGTCTTTCTTCTTCGTTGTTGTTGTACCGCCGATTGATTTTTCTATTTGTGCAAAAGTTTTCTTTGGCTTTAAGTTTACGACAGGAATCTTAGTTTTATATTCTGGTCTTTTATTGTTCCTGTTACTTGGTTGTTTACCAAATGTAACTTTGTGTTCCAAATGTGAAGGGGGTTTCTTATATCTTCCCTTTAACTGTTGACTAATCTGACTCCGACTTATCGCCATCGTCTTTCTCCTCTACCTTTACAGCGTCTCCGCCTATTTTTACAATCCCCATTGAGAACTGTTGATCTTCTGTCCATTTATTATTGTCCATAGTTACCTCCAATATTCTATTATATCAGACAAAGGGGGCACATTCAAGCCCCCAATGAATCGGATTTATGCGGCCCATTGAAGCCATTCTTTCGTTCGTTTCTTAGGTACCCCCAGTTCAGAGATAATAGGAACTTGGAAAGTCACACCATGTTGTGGGTGTGTAAACCATAAAGCCTGTTTTGGTGTCTCGAAAGCAAAACGATTA